GTGTTGTACCCATCGAACAGCTTTCTTCCTGTGTACTGCCCATCAATGACAGACATTGTCACAGAGACACGCATGTTTGCTGGGTTGCTCTTGGCCGGTGCGAGGTTTGCTGCCTCGACCATCAGGTCGTACATGCCATCAGGAAGTGGCGTGTACCGACTTTTCTCAGCCTCTTCTTTGTTGATTTCGATTTTTGCCACAGTAATCTCCGGTGGTTAGGGTGTGCCAGCGACCTACGCTGGCTTGCTTGCTCGACGCTCCTGAGCACGCTGGATCGCATCTGCCATGTCGATGGCAACGTCTGCAATGTGATCTAGCATTGCTTGCGGAGTTTGGGACAACGTCCCTATGTTTGACCCGCGAATCAGGGCGTGGACAGTGAGGGCTATCACAAGTCCTCGCGGGGTTGCTTTCAGCAGGCTGTCGGCCTCAGCCCTTTCTGCCAATCTCTTTGCCCATGGTGGAACGGGTGGCGGAAGTACAATGTCTTCCAGAGGTTCTCTGGGCTCCTGCTGCGTTGGTTCATTTTCCTGCATTTGGAATCGCTTCTCCAAGAAAGAACTGATTGGCGTCCATGATGTATTTTTCGTAGATCTTCCAGTCCATTTCGATCTTGTCAGGCATGTTCAGGCGATTCTTAGCCTCGAACGCTGCGGTCCCAGTGGTGTACACACAGGGCTCTGGCTTGCCAACACCCTTGGCTTCCGTCTTGCCGAAGCCTGCGTCAGTCTTTCTGACGAGAGTCTTCTCGTGGCAGAAGAGGATTTCGTCGGCCCACTCCAGAAGCTCTGGGGCGTTACGCTTGTCGAGACGCACGGAATACCTGTCGTAGTTCTCGCCCTCAGGGTTGTTGAACGTCACGACGTCAGCGTGGGCAATGATGATGATGCCGAGTTGCTTTTCGTGACTGAGGTAGTCCAGACCGTTCAAAAGATTCTTGAACAAGCCGGTGGACTGCTCGAAGCCTTTTCCAAACGGGATTTCCGCGACGGTGGTCTTACCGGCGTCTTTCGCCACCTTCGATTCGCAAAGTGACTCGTACGCTTCAGCACCGTCGACAACAACATTCTTGAATGAATGGTCTGACGTCGCGAGGAATCCAATCGCTTCCATCGCCTGATCGTACGACTGGATTGTTCGAGATTTCTTTCCATTTGCGTCAGGGAACGTCAAGACTGGAACTGATTTCTTCAGCCGAAGGTGGACCGTTCCGTAGCCATCTTCAAACGGAAGAAGAACAGGATCTTGACATGAGCAGGCGAAGGTGGTTTTTCCGATACCGTGCTTGCCGTACACGACGGTTCGTCGCGGCATGGGGGTACCATTGCTGGCAGACAGGAGATCAAGAAGAGATATTGTCATTGTGGTTTTTCTTTCTTGTGTCGTGTTCGCAAGCGACCATGCGAGCAGGTGTGCGACGTTCTGCGTAGCCAGACGGTCTCCGCTGTCTGGAGTCTTTCAGTGAATCCGGTTCACAAGCTACCTAGACGAACGCATGGTGCGAACTTGCTTTTACCGGTTAGTCAGGAGTAACAATGCTTGAGAGCACATCCCACATGCCACCGTCAGTATCAACAGTGCACAGAGTCTGGCCATGACGGGCGAAGACACGCCGGACGACTCCACCGATCTGGACGATCCTTCCATCTGTTGTCGTGTTGTTGAATGTGACGTGCGATCCAGCACGAATGCTTCCGCATGATTCAATTTCATTGTCTGTTTCGAGCGTCTGCGATCTCGAAACTGCTGACGTGTTCGAGAGCACTGCTTGCTGGTTGGCGTCCCCGGCTGCTGTTGGCTTTGGGGTTGCTGCAACGGCGTTGTCGATTTCATTGAGAGCCTCGTGAATGAATCTTCTAGCCTGTGCAGCCGCTTGTGAATTCAGGTTGGCTTCGATTGTTGCCAGAAACTCCATGGCGTCTGTGAGTTTCTTGCGTTCAGGCTTCGTTACCGAGACAAGCCTGCGTCCGTCTTTGTCAATCTTGATGAGCACCGCTTAATCCTTTTGAAAAGAGACTACTTCTTGCTTCCCATTGCAGACGTGAACTTGCCCGCTCGCGTCTTACGCCCAGAGTAATCCCGCTCTGAAGCAAGACGCGAGCGAACAAGCAGATCCCAACTGGTTTTACCGAGCCTGACGTAGCGTGCCGCAGAAGCGTAGCAGCCTCTACACAACCCGCGTGCGTGCACCTCGCTGCCACAGCCTTTGATCAGGCATTTCTTTTGTTTTGGTTTACCTGACATTGTTTTACCTGCTGTTGGTGATCGACAGTTCGCTGTCGTTCGTGATGCGGCTCAAGATAACCACATCGAACATTTGGTGCAACAGATGATTGAAGATTTTTTTTGATAATTTACGCAACAGGCAGTCGCTTAAACCAGATGCGTGTTTCTGGTGCGACAGAAAATCCATCTGGAAAAGATTCGTTCACCGCGTCCATGACGCCAATGTACGACGAGATGTAGTCGTGCCCGGCGATAATCCCTCCGGGCTTAACCAGCGGCATCCATGCTGAAATGTCTGCAAGACAGTCGGCGTAATGGTGGCTTCCGTCGATGAAAACCGAGTCAAACTTCTCGTCACCAGAGAGCAGTCGAGCGGCGTCAAGGGACGTCTTCTCAATGTGATATACCCTTTGCCTGATGTGTGACATCGTTGCAATCAGGATTGACTTCACCCAGCCTTGCGACGGGGTGTTTTGCGATAGCAGAAGTGGGTCAACGGCCCACACCTGAGACTCGTCGCTCATTCCTCCGCACGATGCGTATAGCGACTTTCCGCAAAACGACCCGATCTCGACGTGTCGCATTGATGGCTGAAAGTTGTTGTAAAGCCAGCACAACTCCGCTGGCCACATCCACCCCGGAATGAGATACGACTTGGTCACTGCCTCTTCCATGTTCATGCTGCATCTCCAATGAAACACCTGCCAGCAGCAGGGCACACGACAACGCCCCCGCTCACGCGAGCGATCTCTCTGGCTTGCCGCTCTTCAGACTCGATGAACATGGGTGGCTTCACATGATGTCTGCGATGCATGAACTCGATGAAATGCTTTCCCTTCCACTCGCCGATGTTCGCTCGTGCTCGCTCCCTGTTGTCCTGCCATGGTCCCATGATGATTTTGTCAGCACGGATGCCATGCCTGTCGAGCCATGCCATGGTTTCAGTCCGGTATTTCTCAAGCCTTGCTGTGACGATCAGCGGAATCTTAACCCGTCTGGCTGCGTACTTGAGCGGGGTGCTCTCTAGAAATCTTCTGTATCTTTCTCCGTCATCGTCATCGTGCGGATGGCAGTCGTTGCAGAGGATGCCGTCAAAGTCCACGGCGAAGTGATTGCTGAACACTGAGTTGAACAGGTTCCATTCAAGCAGATGTGGATGCGGCAGCGATCTTCCCGTGATGTTAGGGAAAATTCTTGCAGCAGGATTCACGTAGACCGCGGCACTGATCGCGTTTGGAAATTCTTTCCACACGATTGGCATGACGTGCTTAAAGCTGTTGCCTGTCATGACTGTGTCGTCTATCACAACAGCCGGGCCATCTCCACCTGTGTTTCCGGTTAGTCTCCAGCCGTTGCCGCCGTCAATCATGTCTCCCCGTGACTGTCTGACAATCAGCAGTGGAAGATGCAGTGTCATGGCTATGAGTGACGCAGGAAGCAAGCCCGATCTTGACACTCCGATAATTCGCGAAGTGTTTGGTGGAAGTTTTGAGATCAAGAGAGACACGTCTTCCATGAGTTTCTTTGTTGTAACAAACTCAGGGGCGTTTGATGGATTGTAGGCAAACGGATTGCCGCCACGGCGGTCGACTGGAAACGGCGGTGGCATCACCTGTTTTTCTTCTGGGATTTGCCTGTCTTCGCACCCAAAGCAGACTCTTGGCTTTTGCCTTGTGCAATACTTGGTAAGGCTGCATTCTCCGTGCACGCTGCACGAGAATACGGAAGCTTTTTCACCTTTGCTTCCGCAGATGTTGTTGACGTCTTCTCGGATCTTCTCTCCGCGATTGGAGCATCCGGGGTCAATGTCAGCGAGCCTGACTATTTTGCGTGGCTCGCGTTTCGCGAGTGGCGATGAAACAGCTTTACTCCTGAGTGATGTGCCGCCATTCTCTAGTGACTCGCACACCCTGCGGTACGACTCTAGCTCTTCTGGAGAAAGGTCGGTTCTCTCGCCGCTGCATATTTTACGCAAGTTTTCTGGGATTATCATCGTGTTGCCGTTATGTCAAATGTGTATGTTCCCATCCCGAAGATTGTCAGGGAGAATACTGCGTGAATCAGTATTCCCGGACAAAGAATCAGGTTGGCTTTTCTCGTCCCGCGACCACCGTGAGTGGCTGACGTAAGCGTAACCGTCCATTCGTTCTCGGTGATCAGGTCTGACTCGCAGTCAAGAACGATAACAATGTCTTCCGCTATGTCACAAAATCGAAATGTGTATGTGTACCCAAGTGAGTAGAATGCAGTGACAGTTTGCGTTTCGTCGCATCCTCCTGTAGACGTGCATCTTACAGTCAATTCAAGTGACTCTGGGAGGTATGGGCAGCACTCACCGTTGTTTGGAGTCGCATCTGGACACGCAGTGCAAGCTCCGTTGCACGACTTCTCGACAACTCTGACAGTACCCGTTGGTACAGCGATGGTTGCCGTAATGATCCCCGGCTGCTCAATTGACGCGAAAGGCGGCTTGCCCTTGGTGACGTATCCGGTTGACTCAAGGCAGATGATCCCGCCGTCCGTGGGGTCCGGCTCGCTTGATTCAAGATTGATGTCAACTGATCCACCAGTGGCGTTCACTGTTAGCTTGCATGTGTCAGTCCCAAGCAGGATTTCAACAGACATTCCGTCAGTCACTTCAACGACTGGGTACTGCCTGCTTGTGCAATCCCAGTTGAGCGTTGCCGAGTAGATTTCGCCGTACAGGTCTGTGAAGAACACGCAGAAGGCAGCAGGCAAGCAGGTGGCACACGAACAGATCGGACAGTTGCCGTACGCCAGCGGGTTCTCTACCATCTGGGCCGGGGTGATTGTGACGTCGTACTCAACGCCGTTGTAGTCCGTGCCAGTGAACGCAACGTCTTGAATGACTCCTTCGAACATTGTGTCGAGTTCTATCTCAGGCACGACAACATGCGTGAAGCAGGTTCCACGAAGCTTTTCGAGGGTCACTGTTACCGTCAGTGAGTCTTCGCCGCAGTAGACTTCACCTGACCATCCGCACCCGCTGGTCGGGAAAATTCTCATGTCGATTGAATCGCAGTGGCACTCCCCGTATGGGGCGTAGATCGTAGCGTTTACGCAAAGGTACCGCGGAATGCACTTCTCACCGCAGTGATCGCACTCTGTTGGGTTCTTGCAGCATGGCGGGCATGCTCTTCGGTCTTTCAACGCCATCTGTTAGCACCTGAACGATTCTGGATCTAAGCTCTGGATGACCCAGCCGCATCCATATCCACCGCTCTCTTCCATTCTGATGGCCCACCCGCCACGACCAGCGAGAGTGGACTCTCCGTCGAAGTGACCATACAGATCAACCAAGTCAATCGAGTCGCCGATTGAAATAGACGTGCAGTCGCATGGGACGTTGTCTACAGTTGCGGTCGCAGTGCTTGTGTAGCAGTCTGCTGTCACAATCTCAAAGTGAATTAGCGGAAAGCCGTCGCCTCCAGTTGCCAGCGACATTACGGAGATGATTGTTCCGTCGTCACTGTGGTACCCGGCGTAGACAAACGCTTCTTCTCCAGTAGTCTTTGCGACGTACTCGCCCGGAACCGGACCAACCTTGGAGAACCACGGAGTAAGGCTTGTGGCATCACCTTCGAATCTTAGGAACATCACGCAGTTTGATGGCACTCCGCACATTCCGTAACCGCCATCGGGTACCGCACTTGGGCCATTGATGAAGTACGGGCCAATGTCGCACGGGCCAGCAGAGATCATAATCTCGCCACTATCTGGCTCAACAAACGCATCGCCAACGCCTTGGAAGACTCCGTGCGAAGGTATGGTCGCTCTGGTGCTGTTCTTGAATAGCATCCACTTGACTGACGCCATTTGCGGTGTGTTCATTTAGTCAGCCTTGCCATAACGCTTGTTTCGCTGCCGCTTAACTCTGCTTGATTCCGGGGTCTTCCTACGCTGCAGGTCCAGCCTGCGTGCCCGCTCTTTTCTCCTGATGAGATGTGGGTGCGACTCCATGTTCTGGCTGTATGTCGTGGAGTACGGCGGCTCTGACGGAGAACCAAACATTCCGGCACGCCAGACCACCTGCTGAATAATGCCATCAGTTTTGTACTGGTAGATTCCGCGGTAGAAAACAACGGTTCGAACACCGGTGGTGAAGTTCCTGAGTGCTGCATTGAGACGAAGCAGCATTGCGTCCTGAACAGCCGTCTTGTTGTCGTCGATTGACGTGATCTCTGTGTCGCCGTGACCGTACTGGCAAACGAGTTCACGCCTGAGGTCATCTCCGTCTAGCTCAACAATGCCGGTCCCTCCGGGTGAAATCTCTGTGGCAAGCCTGTCTTTAACGAGCGTGTTGAGAGGGTGAATGGAGTACGAGCAGACGTAGTACACATCTGTTGGATAGAGGAAGTCTCCGAGCCCGCCAGTGGTGAACGTTTTCTTGAGCATCAGCTTGTCGAACAGCAGTGTTCCCTTGTATGGGTCGAGGGTCCACCCGTTGTCGATTCTTGTGTAAAGCGGGGTGTTTGCAGTTGGGTTGTCGTCATCGTATGTTGACGCTTCTACGTACGATCTCTTTCGCTCAAGCTCGCCAGACGAGTTCACTTCCGTTTCAAGAAGCCTGTCTGTGAGCGGGAGCATCTGAGTGTAGTCTGTTACGACAACCTCGCCGTCAACATAGTCAACAACGCCGTCAGTAATATCGAATGTTCCGTCGCCCTGAAACTTCAGCCTGAATAGCTTGCCGACAGTCTTGATGGCCAGTGCTCTTGCGACCGGGTCTGCGATCTCGGCCATCTTTTGCCAGTCTGCAATTGATCCCCACCCGCCAGCAGGTTTGTATGACAGGTCTGCGATTGGCTTGATCTCGCCGTCAGTGTCTTCACCAACTGGCTCAAACCCAAGCTTTGACTGAACGAGGGTGTCGTCGCAGATTATTCGAAGCTTGTTCGGTAGCACGTCTGCACTGAGCGAGAAGCTTAGGCTTGTCACGTCTCCGTTTGCCGGAAGTGTGACGCCAGTGCCGATCTTGTAAACCTTAGCCGGACCGTTTCCGTTTGGCGAAATGCAGTACCCGAACCGGTACAGCATGGCCTCAAGCTCTCTGGCTGCGTTCTCATGGTCCCAGTTGACTGTCACCATGTCTGTTGTGTCGATGGCAGAGACATTCGCCAGAGGCTCTCCAATCAGCGTGAATAGGTACGTCGCCAGATCTTTAACGCTTGTCGGCTCGTACGTCCTGAGATTGACAGTGCTGAGTTCCCATGTCCATCGCCTGTCTTTGATTGACACAATCTGAAACAGTCCGCGTGTCGTCTGTTTGTAGTAGACGCTTGAAACCCTGCAGTTTGACAGTGAGCAACCAACGCCATTGTATTGCCACGCCAGCGTGCCGGTAGCTGCTATTGGGTCAGTTTGCGGGCGAATCCATAACTGGAAAACGTCAGGCGATGTTCCCCAGCTTTCGCTTCCAACAAGATATTGGGCCGCATTCACACCCGGATAAGTGACGTCTCCTGCTGGCATTATTCAATCCTAGTGGAACAGTTGCGGCAATCCTGTCAGTGCTGTGGCAGATTCCATAACATACTTCCACATGATCGGGTATTCAAGATTGAGTGCGTTGGTTCTGCCCCATCTTCTTGGGGTGCCCTGTTCCTGAACTCTCTGCTCTTGATG